TGCAGTCAATGCGGTGGGGGTGGGCTGGTTGTTATAGTTACCAGTTGCATCCCAAATATTGTAATACGCAGGAGCAGTACCACCAGTCGGGGTCAAATTAGTTGCAATATAGATTGGTGCGCTAGTGCTAGACCAAGCACCAGAGGTTTGAATATCAATACCGCCTGAATAATTATATGCAGAGCCTTGATAACCCCATACATCCAGATTTCCTACTGTATTATTAGCCAAAAGAGCCGTGGGAGAAGCCAAAGTATTGCCAGCAGTATTGAAAGCAATAGAAGCATTAAACCCGGTACTATTTCCAGCATAGAATTCGGCAGAATAACCCTTTGCATCCAAACCTTGCGTATTCATGGTTTGAACTTGGAAGTTATCTACGGTTTGTGCGCCTACACGCTGACCTGTGGTCAAGTTGTTTGTCTGTGCCATTTTCGAGTCCTATAAATTTAGTTTATCTTGCACCCGATGACCGTGTATTTTGACGGGGAGTCGAGCGATTTCCATAACCTTTAATACTGCTTGTTCGGTATTGCAAAGTTGCTGGTTGCGAACTGGACCGCAAAGATTCGGTTGTTACTTTAGGCTGGTCAGCCTTTGGTGTAATGTTGCCTTGAGTAGCCATCATCCTACCTCTTTAGGTTTTTTCCCTTTTGATTCAGGGTGTTGTCCAGTTCCTTGAGGCTGATGCTGTTGAGCCTCTTTTGCTTCAATAACTTTTAACTTGTCTTTGAGCAATTGTTTCATTGGTGGCTCTAACAAGTCAAGCAAGGACTCTCTGTCAATAGCTTTAGCCTTAAATAAATTAAAAGCCAGTTGTTTCAAATCTTCGGTAAAGATCGGACTATTAGAGTGGGCATCCACCTTTACAGCATAGTCATCGGTAAATTGCTCTGCAATAAACTTCAAGCCACCAGTATCAGTAAAGTGGGTGTCATCATAGGCTTGCATAATCTTCAAATAAAGAGTTGCTACCTTTTCAAGACTATCTTCAACCACCAAAGCCCGTTTCTTGGCACGGGAACTACCCAATCGGGCTAATTGGCTTGCATGACCTTGAGAACGAACTCCAGATTCGCCTCTACCCTCCAAAACAGGGGTAATACCCGATGCTTCAGCAAACATAAGGTCGATTTCATGGATTACTTCAAACAAATTCTGGGGCATTTCTGGAGCCATGCGTTCAACCTTCGCATTAGGCATATCATTTGCTAGTAAACCACCAGCACGATTCAAAGCAAAATTCTTTTCATCAGGAATACCAGAAAAACCGATCAAAGCGGTTGGAGGGCTGACTTGTTTGCTTAATAAGTCCTGAATTTCGCTCATACGAACATTCCGCAACTCTTGAAGCTGCATAAGTCGCTGACATTCAGATTGACCCCAATAGTAATCGTATTGTGGGTTAGGACATACTTGAACAAAGGGCAGTTCACCCTTCAAAAATACTGATTCACCCGGTCTGTCATAGATAACAACCCGTGGACTGGCAATAGTAACCACTTGGTAATCATGGGTGTCATCATTCCATACCCATAATTCAGTCATTTCAATAATATCTTCAGCAACCTTTGGTTTGTATCGGTTCATGCCATACAAATCAAGGTTTACATTACCGTACATAACCGGATTGGACTGTGACATAACAATTCGGTTAATGGCTTCAGGTATTTCTGACTCTGGCGACTTTTGCCCGGCTGTTACCCGGCTAACAATCTGTTCCCGCTTGGGATGACTGTATAAACGGGCATATAGTTCGGATTTGGTGATGAAATAGGTGTGGGTAAGGGCTTCTTGGCGGTCTGTATAGGGTAAATCTTCCCGCAATACCCCAATAGCATAAGGTTCAACAACGAATGGGTGAACCCCTTTGTTTACAATCAGCTTAATGAAAGTTGTGTTGTAAACCAATGCCCATGTAAGGGCTTGACTGAACACTTGGTCTGCATTTGAGTTAAGCCATTCATCATTTAGGGCAGAAGTCAGCAATGGGGCTTTTCGGTGTTCATTATTATGCACCGAAGCCCCAAGCTGAATACTGAACCGGGTAGTTTCAGCAGAATACAAGAAACTGGTTAGCTGATCTAAATGAGGAAATATCTTATTGAAGGTAGCTGGAGGTTCTTCCGGTCCAGCCCCAAAAAGATAATATGACTTATTGATAACATAATCTCCATTGCGGTCCTCTTTGGACACAGCACATTTGTCGATTAGGTCAAGATAAAATTGTTCTCTATCTTGGTCGTTATCAGGGATTCTCATTTTTTGATCGTCAAGTTATCCGGGTCTTTGAAAGTTGATCTTGGGTCAATTGTCGGTCCTCTCGTAATTCCAGCTTGGGATGGACTCATTCCAACCGACTCCCCACGAACTGATTGTACTGCACGACCAGATAAAATGTTAGCCATATTTAAGTTGTTGAACCCTTGACCCCAGATTGCCGAGTCACCCGGACGGGGTTCCCTTTCGACTTTGCCTTGGAGGTGGGCTTGGGCTTCTGCGTACTCTTTTTCGGAGAACTTGTTGTTTTTCGTGAGGTATCCTGCTTGGCTTTCACCCGCACGGGCTGACTTAATATCCGACATTTTGAACTGCTCTGCGAGTCCATCGAGGGTTGAGTCTGCCGTTTTCGTTTTATCCCCAAGCATAGCAGGTGCTTGAAGAAAGACCACATGGATTCCATCAGTACACCCCTCCGGGCAAATAGGTTCAGTTGACTCAAAAAAACCGTGTTCAAGACATTTGAAATCTTTCAGTACCGCCATAATTATCCCCTTTTCAGTTGTTCGTCAAGTGACTCTTGAGAGTAATCCCTTCTGTTTTTGATGCCTAAACTAATCTTAACTTCACCATTAACTACTGATATTCTTTGCGATTTAACATAATGTGGCTGTGGTTTATCCCGATATTTCACAAATCTGGATAAATCACGGTTCTGCATAATCGCTACATTACCATTTAGATAATGTTCATAAGCCTTGCTAACTCGTCTTTGAGTAGTTTCGCTTATGGGCATTTTGTCAAAAATAAAACAATCTTCGATAGTCGTTTTACTGCAACCTGCCAATTCAGCAAATAGTGCTATTGATATTCCCCTGTTCTTATCAGCAAAGAACCGTTTCATAAGGGAATGGAGTTCTTTTTTAGGGATTACTCCCGACATATTTCATACCCATAGTTTTTGAACAGTTCAAGAACAGCCTTTTCACCTTGAATCACATTCGTTTCTTCATCAGTCATTTTCCAAAGCATTTTCTTATCATCTAACAATTTACGGAAACGGCTGTGATGACCAAAAATCTTATCCAATGGTACATCCTTGTGGACAACATCGGAAATATGTTCAAAGCTGAAAAACTTGGAAACATCATCGGGGGCAAATACCATGCCAACCTTTTCCAAGGCGGGTCGCATAAAACAACAAAGTTGCACATCCTCATTATTCAGCATTGGGGTATCGGTTCCAATCATGGGGATACCATACTTAATGGGGGCTTCAAGAAACTTCTTTGAGCGAAGGCTGAACCCACCATTCTGTACTACAAGGGGGTTTTCTTTCCCAATCCAGTTATACCAAATGTAAAACTCATTGCCACATAGTGCTGCATGAGTAAGACCACCAATGTAGTCATACTTAAGCCAATCATCATTCCAGTTTTCTGGGTTTAATGCCCATCCATCATCTTGAACGATCAAACAGTAATCGGTCTTAATGAAGCTGTGCAAACAGTAAACAACGAATTGACTGTACTCTGCATAGCCCAATTTAGTATTTAAGATTTGCTGTGGATATTCAGTTTCAATCTCAACATCGGTAATCAAAAGCACTTGGGAACCAGGCAATGCTTCTTGGGTTTTCTTAACAGACGGAAGTGAAGAAGCAATTCCTCCATTTCCATGAATAGAAACAATTGTAATGTTTGAGTAATTATCCACCGTATATCCCTATGTGTTTGAGGTAGTTTGCGACATTCTTTCCCATTGCTACTTCTTCTGGGGTTTGAGCATCCCGTTCTCTGGATATTGCCTTGGTCAATTTCATGGCAATGAGTTTTGGCTGAACTTGTTCTGCAAAGGCTGCACTAGCCAAGCCTGAAGCAATAACACGGTCATCTTTATTTCGACCTGATGCCTCAATTGACCCACCATCACGAACAATGGTTTTCATTTCTTCAATTGTATCCAGATCGTTAATCGTCATCATGCCTCGCTCAAAGTAATCTTTCATGTATGAAAGCATCCGTTCTTTAGACGAAGCGGTAGTAAGCCAACCAATTGAATTTGAGATACCAGACATAGAGTCATTTCTTCGCCAAATGTAATTACTCATATTTGAGTAAACATCTAACAGACCTCGACCAGCACCACCATCCATACTTGCAGCCATCCGCTTCAAATTACGAATTTCATTGATAACGGCTTGACCCGGACCATTAACTTCTAGGTTAAGAGTAGAATTTTTGTAAGCACCTGCCAAATGGCTAATCACCCAAGCGAACTGATAGGTATTCAATTCCGATGTAGCAAATGACGCAACCTGCTCAAACCCGTCAGCATAGCATCTAAAAACTTGAATACAGAAGCGATCAGCCCAATCAGAACTGCCGTAAGCAGGATCAGCACCAATAACATAATATGCCGTATCAATGGGTTCCTCCCAAACCTTGAGCGTTGCCATACGCTCATTCGACTTAATGACTTCCGTATCTTGGAAGTTGACACCAAAAGTATATCTATAACAGTCAAAATCTTTTTTCTTTGCAAGTTTAACTGCATCGGTGCATCGGGCATTAG